CTTATATATGATGAACTACCACCTTTAATTATTACTTGTTGTGCTCCTGTACCATCACCACGCAATTGCAAAGCACCAGCAGCATTTCCATTTAAATAAACAGAATTGTTTGACGCATAATTGGATAAAGTACCATCTACGTTATATAAAGTAGTGTTATATGATTGCGTAATGCCATTAACAGTTAATCCACTTGTTGAAGAATAACTCAATGTACTTGCAGAACTAAACGCACTTGTGCCATTTCCATAAGGAATATATCCTGATGTTAATGTTGTTAATCCTGTGCCACCATAAGCAACACCAAGAGCATTAGTTAAATTAAGTGTATTAGCCGTTAAAGTTGTTCCGTTAAAAGTAAGATTAGAACTATCTTGTAATAATCCACTTGTACCAGCGTAAGTTACTCGACCACTTGTAAGTCCTGAGTCGGTAATAGAGCTAAATGTTCCTGAGCCAATGTTAATGCTGTTTACCCATTGAGGTGCTGTTCCTGAAGATGACAGTATGTAGTTTGCTGTACCAATAGCAAGTTTAGATAAGGCTGTACCTGACGCATAGTAAGGTAAGTCTCCTGCTGTGTAGCTCGATAAACCTGTTCCGCCATTGCTTGTTATCAATGTGCCTGCAACGGTAATTGCACCTGTGGTTGCGGTATTAGGTGTTAAGCCTGTTGTGCCGAAGCTAATAGATGATACGTTGATATTGCCTGCTTTAGATGCCAATACTTGAACATTACCTGACGCATCTTTATAAAACAATTTTCCATCAAAATAGTTAAGCGCAAGCTCTGCACCTGTAGATGTAGAAGTTAAATTTGCAGCACTAGGCGTATTGCCTGTCGTGCCACTTGCATAGATTAAAATTGGTGTGTACCCACTCTGCGACATATCTAACTCCTTTTGTTTAATTATATAACTATTCTATTAAAATCCACCGCCAGAAATACCAGATGTTGCATTTAACGTAGTAAATTTCCCGCTGCTTGTAGTTGTATTTCCGATTGGTGTTCCATCAATACTTCCTCCAGTAATTGCTACACTATTTGCGTTTTGCGTGGACATTGTTCCTAGCCCACTTACCTGTGTATTTGTTATTGCAATAGATGTGCTACTTGCAGCAGTTAATTGCCCTTGCGCATTTACCGTAAATGTTGCAACACTACTTGCCGAACCATATGAACCTGCAGTTACCGTTGTGCTTGCAATCGCAATTGTTACCGCCGAAGCACCCGTATAACTTGTCCCGCTTAACCCCGTACCGATTGTTAAAGCGAAAGGGTTTGCAGCTGTTATAGTTCCATTTCCGCCTAATGATATAGAAGTACTATTGACTGTAATACTTGAATTAGCCAATTGTGCATTTGTAATCGTTCCACTTAAAGAAGTTGTAGGAATCGTTGTAGATGCTGTAACCGCACTTGTGCCATTAGCATACATATAACCAGTCAAACCTGTAACGGTCAAACTTGTAAATGCTTCCGATGAACTACCATTAATCTTTTCCCAAGCACTTGTTGTGCCATTAAAAATAGCCCAATCACCTACCGACCATAAAGAAATACCATTTAAAGTTGTTGTTCCTGCGGTTGATACAACATAATAATTATTATTCGTACCTACACTAGATGTTAAAGTTGGGCTATTTGTAGATGCATTCCATGTGCCTTGATATGCGGGTGAATTTAATGCATTTGTCGTAATAGATGTAATTTGACCCTGTGCATTCACCGTAACAGACGGTATTGCCGAAGCCGAGCCATATGTTCCTGCATTTACGCCTGTATTTGATATAGCAATCGTTACTGCTGATGACCCATTAAAAGATGTTCCGCTTAAACCTGTACCTATAGTTAAAGCATTTGGTGTATTAGCCGTAATTGTTCCGCTACCGCCTAAAGATATTGATGTGCTATTTACTGTGATGCTTGAATTAGCAAGATTGGCATTTGTAATTCCAGCCGTTCCACTTAAATTGCTATTCGTTAATCCAGAAATTGTATTTGAAGCAGCTGCAATTGTTTTATTTGTTAGTGTATCGGTTGTTGCACGCCCTACCAAAGTATCTGTAGATGTTGGCAATGTTAGCGTGCCTGTATTGCTAATTGTGCTGATTATAGGGTTTGTCAGCGTTTTGTTTGTTAAAGTTTGCGTACCTGTTAACGTGACTACGGTTGAATCAATTGCAATCGTTACTGGCGAAGAACCGTTAAAACTTGTGCCTGATAATCCCGTTCCTATTGTCAACGCATTAGGAGTATTCGCTGTAATGGTTGCACTACCACCTAGTGATATGCTTGTGCTATTAATAGTGATAGAACTATTTTGTAATTGTGAATTGGTTACATTAGATAATGCCCCACCCAACACAATATTTCCACTAGTTGTTACCGTTCCCGTAAGCGTAATACCGTTTACAGAACCCGTACCCGATACCGAAGTTACCGTTCCAGAGCCTTTATTGTTAAAAGTATTCCAATCGGATGATGTTAAGTAACCATTATTAGATGCGGTTGCAACCGACATTGAAATTGTTGGGGTTGTACCACCACTAGATGATACTGGGCTTGTTGCACCTACCGAAGTTACATAAGAACCTGAAGGCTGTTTGTTATTAAAAGTATTCCAATCGGTTGATGATAAGTATCCACTTGTGCTTGCACTTGCTTGTGTAATACTAATCGTAGGTGTATTTCCGCCACTAGATTGAATCGGCGCAGTACCAGATACCGATGTAATTGTTCCAACATTAACCAAACCACCTAAACTTACGGTATTAGAATTAATCGTAATGCTTGAATTCGCTAATTGCGCATTGGATATTGTTCCAGATAAATCGGTAGTTGGAATAGTTGTGCTAGCGGTAAACGCACTTGTTCCATTACCGATTAAATACCCCGTTAAAGTAGTAGCCCCTGTACCGCCAGAAGACGGATTAAGCGTGCCAGCTAGGGTTACTATCCCGCCTGTAGGTGAACTTGGTGTTAATCCCGATAAGTTTGTTTGAAAGGTTGTAACACCGCCAGTTAATGAAAATGATTGCCATCCAGAAACATTGAAACCTTCAAATGTACCGCTACTAGTGTTGTATCGAATTGCACCCGTGCTGCCAACCCTTTGTGCGGTTGTTCCGTTTGGTAATGTAACTGAACCACTTCCAGGAAATACTGCGTTATTTGCAATACTAAAGGTTGGGGTAGATGAACCATCTCCCCCCGCAATACTGATTTGATTAGTTGTTCCCGTTAATACATTAACACTTAACGCCGTTCCATTGCTAGAAATAAACCCATCACCGCCTAAGCTAGCTAGCGCTAAAGGTAAACCATTTAACCCTATTGTTGGGTTGCCACTTACGCCGTTTGCATTTGTAATACTTAAGCCAGCACCCGTTGATACAATGCTTCGATTAGTTACAGTACTACCGCTATTTTTTACAATAATTCCCTGTGATGCATTTTCTAACGATGCCGATACGCCATTAAGGAAAAAAGAAAATTGACCTTGTGGTGAACCCGTTGATGTTCCTATACCTAATCCACCTACTAAACTACGGCTATTTGCAAGGGTTGGTTCTTGATTTACAGTAACAAAAGTTTGTTGTTGGGTAGGGCTGTTTGCAATTGCAGCTACGGTAGTTTGTACCGTAAGCCCGCCTTGTTGAATAGGCACTTGTTCCGTACCAATTAAAGCGGTGGCTAATGGTAATTCAGTTATCGTCTTATTCGTCATGGATTCGTATTCACAGGTAAATAAGTGATACCTTCTAAATTTCCATTTTCTGTATATGGTGTTTGTAAAGATAATAAATCTTGTGCGCCAGGGGTTGTAACGATTTGATTATTTCCAGTAGCAATATTTGCATCTGGGCGTGGAAACCTTACAGAAATCTTTTCTGGTTGGCGCATTTTTAAACGATAAGGGTCTTTATTATCAATACACCCAAATTTACACACACGAAGCCCTGGGGTATTACCATCTTCTTGAACATCCGTGTAGGCACGCTTCATTTTGCATCTATCGCAAACCTGAATTGTAAGTACAGCATTACCCCGTGTATTAAGCCATTTCATCTTGTATATACGCTAATGTTTGGCGCAAAATAAATTGGTGATTTATCACGTTCTTCTTCTTGCACAATATGTAAATATTTTTCAGCTTGTTGTTCGCAATAAGCAATTCTTGCTGGGTCAACCTGCGGTAATTCCATCGCCATTTGATGCGCCAACATGTTTTGTATAGCTAAATACCACCGTTGCGGTATTTCAATTGAACCATTTAATGCGCCAACATCTTGTATATACCGTGTACACCATGCTACGATTTGTGGTGAATAAATAGCGGGCGCAGGCCATAGAACCATTGTTGGTTGGGGTATGGTTCGGTTCAACCAATATTGCAATGGATAATTATTTAAAAAGTTTTTGTTTGGCAAATTAACATAATCATCACGGTTCATACGGAACATTGGTATTTCCGTTGGATTAGAACCAAAATTAACTTGATAAAAACCCATGTTTGTACCGCTTGTTTGCAATATTCTCCAATAAGGCGCACTAGTAGATGGGTCTAAATCGTTATAAATCCATTGCCCACTTACCCATGATGTAGTAGTTGGGGTAACAATGGTTGTCCATGTAGAACCATCTTGCGATGATTGTATTTGATAATTAACCGTTCCCGTAATTGCAGGTAGAATGCCAACAGACGCCATGTAAATGGGGTTTTGTGTGCCGTTGTTAATACCAATATAACCTGTATTCGTAGTTAATTGACAAATATTTGTGTAAGCACCGTCAAAGGCATTAGCAGATGTTCCTGATGAAGAATTATAGCCCTGCGTATTAATTGTAAAATACCGATAATTGGCATTTAACACATCATTTGTTCCTACGGGCAATAAATATTCGTATTGGTCGGGATACAACCCAATTACATTCTTTTGAATAGCCCAATACTGCACACCATAATTTACTAAGTTCGATAGTAAATAATAAAGCGATTGTTTTGATGCAAATATTTCTTCCGATGTTAATTCTTCGGCAAGTTTACCCGCCCTTCTAGCACCGCTATCAATCAGGTTTTGAACCGTTACAACAGTGGTAGATACCGTTCCGCTTGTAGTCATTACCACCCCTTGATGTCATATTTTTTCTTTGCTTTACCGCCATCTTTACAATGCCAACGCTTTAAAGATGCTTTAGCCCTTGGCGCATCACCACTTGCATGTTCTACAACACCCTTCATGCGGGCGCAAAATGAATCATGCCTAGAACCCTTTGCTTGGGGTGCTTGTAAATGGCTTCCAGTTTCACGGTTGTATTTAGCCCTACCCTTAGCCGTTAAACCCGCACCTTGGCTTGTAGGTTTCTTTTCGCCCCTACCTACGGCTAGGGATACACCACCATCTTTTTTCTTAGCGGTTTTAGCTGATTCAATAAATGCTTGTTTACTTGGCGCACCCTTGCTTCCAATCTTTCGCATATGTTCATCACTTCCATGCTTAATTCTTTCTTGTTTAGCATGAATATTTGCATAAAGACCACCGCCATCTTTTTTCTTTGCACTACGTTGGGTAGCATATGCAATTGCTACCGCTTGCTTCATTGGTTTGCCAGCATGTATCTCGGCAGAGATATTCTTTTTAAAAGCACGTTCCGATTTACTTTTAATTAGAGGCATGATTAGCTTCCAACACCAACAACATTATTGTTATTTTGAATCAATTTACCAGAAATAATTACACCAGCTGCAATAGTTGTTGCGGTACTTGTAACTAGTTGCCACTGAATATCAGTTTTTTCCGTATAAATAAATGGTTCGCTAGAACGATTAGCAGTATAAATTGATACAAATGGTTGTTGTAATACTATAAACTTTACACCAGTTAAATTATTAATTGCTTGAACGGAATAAGTAACAATATTAGATGATGTGTAGCTATTCGATGTATTTACTTCGGCTAAATCAAGGTAAAAAGAATAACCAGCGGGTACTGTATATACGGTACTTTGTGATTTACTAATTCCAGCATTAATTTGGGCAACAACATTTGATGATTGCTTTAATGTAATCGTGCCTACGTTTGTTGTTTGCCCCGTACCAGCGGAAGTTAAAACCAAACTATTTACACGGTAATAACTATTTAAGGTAGTTACTCCCGTTGTACCGTTCATTTGTAATGATTCGGATATTTGATTAAATCCTGAGTCCAATCCACTAATTAACACTTTAGCAACCGTATCATCAGATGCGGAAGTACTTGCAAGGGTTAATGTAGATGCGCTTGTAATGTAAGTATAGGTTGTTGCGTTTTCCCAAACGGGTATTTTTGTATTACCAATGGCGGATTGATAACCAAAAATATTTACTTGTTGATGCCCATAAATTTGACTGCGGGCAACTTGTAAATCAAATGGTTCATATGCGCCACCACGGGTAACCGAAGAAACGATGTTATTGCTCATAAAAATTCTCCAAAGTTAAAAAGTGGGGGTTTTCACCCCCTGCTTCTTAGTAATTACACTTACCGCCCTTTTTATGATGCGTGGAAATCTTGCTTTTAGCATGACCGCCATGTTTCATTGGATGACCATCAATTTTATGGTGACCCATTGCCATTTTTTCTGTATGTTCATGCATATGCATATGACCGCCATCTTTATGACCATGTGCTTTGTGATGCATTACATGTCCTTCGTGATGTTTCACATGCCCACCTTTTTTGTAACCAGCTGGAGCTTCATGGATTTCACCAGTTTTACCAGCTTTTTTGTGTGGCTTGCTACCATCATTCATATCATTTAGATAACGATTAGCAACGCTTTCGGATACTGTTCCACCCTTAGCAAACTTATGCATTTTGCCACCGTGCTTGTATCCAACACCTTCTACACCGCCTGTTTTTGTGTGGAAAGATTTGGTTTGCTTTGCTTCGTGAACCGTATCTTGCACATTAACCTTTGGCTTCAAAGTTCCTTTTGTTTGGAATGCATCACCTTTTGCAGCTAATCCACCCGTTGCCTTATGCATCATCTTGCCACCGTGCTTAAGTTGTGCGCCACCCTGATGGTCTACAGCCATTGTTCCACCACTAGCTTTACACATTTTAGCCATGTGCTTATGATGTTCATGCATCTTTTTGTGATGCGCAGAACCACCTTCAGCATGTTTTGCAGCATGATGTTTAGCCATATGCATGTGATGCTTATGAGTACCTTCAGGATGCCCCGATACATGGTGTGCCTTACCGCCATGCGCAAACCCAGGACCTTCAATACCGCCCGTTATACCCTTGTGATGTGGCTTACCTTCACCTAACAATCCACCCATTTGTGGTGTGTACATCTTAGCAGAACCGCCTTTTTTCAAGCCATGATGTGCTTTTCCAGCTTTCATGCTTTCATGGTGCTTTAGTTCTTTTTCAATCTTATGCATTTCACGCATTTCTTTGCGCTCATCGGCTTTAGATTCACCACCTTCCGCCATATGCGCTTTTCCACCATGTTTACGGGTGAGTAATGCGGGTTGCATAGCCATTGCACGGCGCATTGGCATAGCCCGTCTTGCAGGCATTTGCATTGGAGCTTGACCCATCATTGGATTACCACCCATAGCCATATGTTTCTTATGGGCATGTCCGCCTTTTTTCATTCCTTCATGCTTAAGCTCATCCGAAGTAGGTTCTGTTGTCATTTCTTTTGGTTCACGACCAAATTTGCTAGTTGCCATAATAATTTTCTCCTATTAGGCTTGGGCAATGCCAAGTAAGCCAGTTGTGGTGGAATTTGGACCTACTTGAATAGCCGTTAAACCTAGTGTTAAAACTAGTTTATTTGAACCATTCAATGTTCCAGCGGGTGTATATGTTCCACGGGTATCCGCCGTTACAGAACTAGATACAAGTTGCGGTGTCATCGTAGCAGCACTTGCGGTATATGAACCAGTTGTATTTACAAACGTACCAGCTAAATAATTTGCTTGTGATGTAGATATTTTACCAGTCGTTGCCGAAACATAAGTCCACCAATAGTTTGTATTAATGCTTACGCCCGTTGGGGGTGTTCCTGTAAATTGAACAATTGTTCCACTTGCGGGTGAATAACCTACGGTAATCACGCCAGGGGATGCAATTGTCCAGCCAGTAACCGCTTGCACGGAATAGGTTGTTGTATTGGAATAAAATGCGTATGCCAATGTTCCGTTATCAACCGCTGTAGAACCAGTAAATCCTGGGTCTACAATATATGCTTCATCACTAATACGGCATGGCAAACCTAATGCAGTTGTTGTATCAACCGATACCGCAACGGTAGTTGCAGCGCTAAAGGCAATGCTATAAATTTGGAAGAATGCTTTTCTTCCTTTGGTTTG